CATCAAGAGTTTTTACATAAGTTATTGACCAGTAAAGATAGTTTTATTCGTAAGAAAATTATTGATCAAAACTTGCAATATCTAAACTACAGACTAGGTCATTATTTAGACAAACTTGGCTTACCACATGATGTTAAGTTTAGCAGTGATCTAAGTGTAGAAATTACAGAGTACGGCAGAGACTTAGACTTTGATAATTTAAGTAGAGGTGAACGTAACAGACTTATACTAGGTATGAGTTGGGCATTTAGAGACATCTACGAAAGTTTAAATAGACCAATGAATTTGATGTGTATCGACGAACTAGTTGACTCCGGAATGGATACTACAGGTGTTGAAAATGCATTAGCAGTTCTTAAGAAAATGGGTAGAGAGGCAAACAAGAACGTTTTCCTTATATCACACAAGGAAGAATTGCAAGGTCGTGTAAATAACGTCCTGTATGTAATCAAAGAAGGAGGATTCACTAGTTACAGTAACGATATTGAAATCCTCGAAGAGACTTAATGAGCGAATGGACATTTAAAGGTAAAAAAGTAGACGCACTTCCGGAAGATTGTGAAGCATTTGTATATCTAATTACAAACACAACAAATGATAAAAAATATGTTGGTAAAAAACTTGCCAAATTCAAGACGACCAAACCTCCCTTAAAAGGAAAGAAGAACAAACGTCGTGGTACTAAAGAAAGTGACTGGCGTACTTATTGGGGGAGCTCAGATCATTTAAAAGAAGATGTAGAACTACTAGGTGAAGACAGTTTTATTAGAGAAATTTTATACTTTTGTCCTAGTCGAGGTTCTGCAGGCTACCTAGAGGCCAAAGAACAATTTGATCGACGAGTACTCGAATCAGATGAATATTATAACGGAATTATAAACGTACGGATAGGTGGTTCAAAAATCCTACGAGAATTTTTACAAAAGATATAACTATATATCGAACAAGGCACACATTAGACACAACGTCAAACTAACACAGAACCCTACATAGGACTATACACCCGCCCCGACAGAGGCTACGAATATCTGGCTCCTCGACAATCCGGCAATGGAAACACCCGGTGCGAGATTGGAGATGTATAGCGGCAAAGATACAAACAAACGACAAACAGTATTAAAAGAATGTAAGCTCTGAGAAAAAGCAACTTACAAGTTCGTATAACAGAACTCTACAACGTTATACAGGCTTCCGTGAGATTCGTGACGGTAGTGTATGGGGAGAGAAAGCTCACTGCTTCCTAGTAGCACCCGAGTTAGAGATGGCGATGCTCATCATGATGACATCTATTTTTTTCACCTGGCAACAGGTGAATTATGGCTTAACTTTCATGATAACGTTTAATTATAAAAAAACACTTCTAACAAAAACTGATATGAACGAAGTGAATGAAGTTTGCAGTTGGAAAGATACGAAGTATCTCTTATAGAGACTGCAAATAAGTTATAGTGTCTGAATAACTTTTTCTTAAGTTTAAACTGAATAATTTAGTTAGTTCATTTATATTACTATGATCACAACCATGTTTTTTAGTAACATCTAAAATCATTATTTGTTGAGGGTTTATGTATTTGCTATGTGAGGAGTCTTCATGAGTTATATACACAGGAAAATCATTTAGATTAAATAACACATTACATTTTCTAGTAAATGGATTTCTCCAACCTGTTAAAAAATCTTCATGAAGTTGTACTATTTGATTAGGGTTTACATTTTCAAACCCTGCACTATGTTCTGGTAACACTTCTATAGGACTTACCGCTAGTTTTATTTTATCTGCACATTTTAAATCTTTAACCATTAAGATATCTTGCGTCATGTCTGGTGTGTCTGCTCTATGCATAAAATATTTTTTATCTTCTGGAATAGTTATAGATATCTCTTCTTCTAACGATAACAGTAGATCCACGTCATAATTAAAATTTAATACGGTACTAAACATTAAAGTATTCCTTTGTTTTAGCATAACTTAATTTAGTATTAAGTGTTAAAAACTTGTAATCGTAATCGTGGTTATTAGTAGACCCGTGTTCTTTTTGAGTGTTTATTAAAAACATGTCTCCAGGTGCTATAACTTGTTCCTCTAGTTTACCATTGTTGTTGTGAAATATCACTGCATCAGAATCACTTACATTTATAAGCAAATTAGATTTTCGTATATGGTCTATGTGACCGTCCAGTGTACTGTTTGCTGGTATACATTCTGCACCAATAAGATGATCTTTTAACAGGTTAAACTGCTCTACAAACTCTTGTGGTAATATATCTTTTAATCTACCAACAGGAAACACACACTGGATTATGTTGTTATATTCAAATTCCCAACGTCCATGACCTTGTGTTTGCTGTAGATTAGTAAAAATATCCTTGTACATTTGCATGTATTTATTGTAAAAGTTACCAGTTTTCTTGGTAAAATGGTTGACATTTGACTGTATTCTAGTATAATAGTATACATTGTTAGGAGTAACATATATGAAGATAACGGTACTAAAAGAAGTCACAGACTGGGCATACAAGGGTGTATATCACGTCAATGGCGCCATGGAATTAGTGGCATATCAGCCCACTTTAGATGCACCAGAAAAGGTGTTTAAGACACCAATAAAGAGATTTTCTAAATCATACAGAAAGTTTGAAACAATTAGACAGTATGAAATAGAAAACGATGACCCCAATGTAGTTGAGGTTATTGGTTCAAATGGCAACGTTTACATTATACAAGATGGTAAATGTAGTTGCCCAGGTTTTACTTTCAGAGGGAAATGCAAACATGTTAAATAAAATTTTTAAAGCCGTAGCAGATGCTGGTATAATACTTGCATTAGGTGTTATACTTACATCATGTGCTAGTGGTGGAGGGAGTGCCAGTATTGCTATAGAACCGTCATACACACCACCTCCAACAACAACCACTAACCCAGATGATAAAAGATATCAGTTTGAAGCATTTTCTGATACATTTACACAATCGGCTAGTTCATTAGGTTATAACAAAGTAACTTATCAAGTAGGCGAGTTTAACGATACACAATGGGTAAATGGAAAATATACTGTAGAAGATTTTTCTTTTTTACAAGTTATTATAGATGGTAACCATCAAGGTAAAGATCAAAACAATCCTGATAGTGATGAATATTCTGAAGGTGGTAATTGGATGACTAATGCCAGTTTGATTATTGAAAATGACATCAATCAAGATGGGCACAATGACTTTGTAATTTACATGCAAACATTTGGTGACAGGAATTCCTTACCTGGTACGAGAATGTTACAATTTGTAAATGATGGCAATGGCCATTTCCAATTAGACTGTAGTGTGTTCGAAAACAATGTTTGTCCTATTGTGTTTGGTCAAGGTTCTACTATGAACAACATGGGCTGGTACAATAATGAAGATGCTCCAGTACAAGAATACAACACAGGTATTGCCCATCAATATGATCTTAACGGAGATGGCAACAAAGATGTGTTTAATGTTAGTCAACTGTGGCTAACAGACAACGGTAAGTTTGTTGATGCACATAATAACTTGCCTGACTTTATGTTTGAAAATTTAAATGCTGACGGAGTTGATGTTGGTATTTTTGTACACGACCATGCAGTAGGTGATTTAAATGGAGATGGATTCAATGATATCTTTATGCCTAACACCACGCCTGTGAGTGCATATAACAACGGCTACAAGTTTTTTATGCTAAACGATGGCACAGGTAACTTTAAAGATGTTAGTTTTAAAGTAGGGCATTCAGCCTACTTTGCTACATCTACAACTATTGCAGATTTTGATAACGATGGATTTGGTGATATTGCATTAGGATGGAGTGCTTCTGCTTATAGAGATTTAGGTGGTAATAGTGTCGGTGGCATATATTGGGGTAATAACGATATGGATTATACCAGAGACTATACAGCATTACCTCCTGGTTATTATGAAAATAACATTGCATTCGATATGCAAGTAATAGACTCAAACAATGACGGACTGTTAGATATTCTTATTGCTAACACAAATGCCGATCCTTATTATCAAGGTCATGTTTTACAATTGATCATGAATGATGGAAACAGACAGTTTTTTAATTGTTCATTCCTAGACGACGGTGCCACTGACAGTGATTTAGGTGCAGGACATATTTACGTTTTAGACTTTGACCATGATGGTGATATGGATATTTTTGTAGGCCCTGGGCAAGACTCGTATGTACTTTACAACAACGATGGCGACTGGAGTTGCAAAAATTGTGAATTTGCTAGACCTGATAATGGTGCAGTAATGAGTTTGTTATTTCCTGTAGAAGTCGATGGCAAATACGAATACGACTTTATTGGCATTGATATAATGAATATGAGCGATACTCAAACAGTGAGTAACTTTTATATTAGTTTAGATCCTCCAGCACAATTAGGAGAAATGCGTAACGAACTGTTTGGTAAATCTACAAATTATGCACAGGCAGTTTTTAATAACAAAACTATGTTTCATAACATTAAAAACAGTTCATTATCAAATAGTGTATTTTATGTAGACAACACACAAAACAGTATTGCAGGTTATTCTCATAACTTTGACAACTTTGGTATTACACTTGGTCAAACAAATGAAGGCGGATTGTTTTATGTAGACAGGCAACATGGTACATACCATTATGGTGTTGGATACTTTAGTAACAGCATTGATGCTTACAGCAATGGTAAATGGTATGGCACTGGATCTGCTGTATTAGATTTTGATACATTTAATGTGTATGCAGAAAAGTTTATACCTTTATCAACAAATATATTTGTAACTTCAGGAGTAGCATTATACCAAACTGATGTAGCAGGTTTTGTAGAAGAAAATAGTCAGTACAATGTTACAGTACAAGATTTTACTATGAATGATTTAGAAATGTACACAGACATTACTGCTGTTTTACCTTCTCAATACGGTACTACTTTGCTTAGTGCGGGGTTAAGTTCTCATTACAGTTTAGGTACAACTGACATTACTTGGGATGGTGGCTTGGTATCTAAATTCAAGCAAGACGATCAAGTTGCTAGAGCAACAATTAGTCATACTTATAAAATGTTTTATGCTAAAGCAACGTTTAGCTCTGTGGATAGCGATACATTTGAAGTAGGATTTAACTTACAGTTTTAAGCCATCCAATCACCGCTTTTATCTCCACTCTTGGCTTTGTTATATTTGTTAAGAGTGTTTATAAGAGTATCTCGTTCAACAGGACTAAGGTGCCATGCTTCTGAATAAGACACGGCGCCTTCACTGTATATAGCCAGCTCTGCTACTGTTTTGATAATTTTGCTCTGTTCTGCGTCGAGTTGACCTAAGTAGCCTGTAATTTCTTCAGGCTCTGCTGTGCCTAGGAACCCGTGAAAAAATTTACAGGATCAAAGTTTATAGGTGCTACAAACTCTTCTCCACATTCTTCGTTACTACATGTAACGGCAATATCTTGTTTAACACCTTTAGTGTTTATGCCATTTACTAGCTCTTCAATTTCTTTACCAGTTTTATTATCTGTGTTTTCTAAAAACTCTCTGATAGTTATTTTGTCTTTTACAGCAACATTTTCACCATCTTCGTTTGCATACGTGATCGATGATATGCTTTCAATTAAAAGTTCAAAGTTGAGATCTGCAAGTGTTACAAAACTTTCGTTAAATGCTTTTAATCTTGCTAGGTCGTCTTTCATTTCTGAAATACTTTGCATACTTCTTGTACTTTGGAAACTGGCAACACCAGCCTTGATAGTACTACTATAGTCAAACGGTAATGCTTTAATTAGTAATCCATTTGATAATGTAATAGAATATTCTTCATTTAGTTCTTCCATTGTAAGTAAAGATTGCTCAACACTAACTGTAAGATCAGTTGTAGTTTCACATTTAGGACACTTAGCCGCAACGTCTACATCGTCACCGGAACTTGCTCCTCTGATAGCAATTAGTAACGCATCTACATCGGCACTATAAAGTTTTTTAGGTTTCTTTATTTGTGGTACGCAACTCTTGATTAAACTAGATACTGCTTCACCATTTAATAGTGCATCAGGGTTTTTTAGTAATAATTCATCCTTTGTTGTCATAGGATAAATTGCCAATTCCTCATTTGTAGCGTCTGCGTCGATAATTCCCTCATCATAAAACTGACCACCACTTGGTAATTTTGTGTACAATTTAGGTGCTCTAAAATAGGCACTTAAAGGATTCTGTGTATTTTTGCTCATTAAAACTCCTGTTTATATTTTATGATAAATACAATTAAATTAGTTATATCATTTATGATTTAACAGTTTACTTATTTATCTTAGTTAAAACTAGTTATAAAGGATTTTTCGAACAGTAATGATTGAATTTCAAATAGACGGACAAAATTATCGCTTTCCAGATTGGATAACAGAGTCCACTGGCTTGCAAATGAGAGATTTGCTTAAAGAATTAGCAAAGACCCTCGGTGTCGAAGAAAAAAACTTAAATGCTATATTAAAAGCACAACAAGAAGCAGTCGAAGAACTACAAGATCAAGGTAAAGACGGTAAGAAAACTGTTGATGAACAAAAGAAACGTGACGAAAAATTATCAAGAAAAATTGACAACATGGTTGACGGACTCGACGATGTTAGAGCCGCAACAGAAAAAATAGAATTAGAAGTACCTAAATCCTTTAGGGACAAATTAGCAGACAGTTTAGAAGCAGACGGAGAAGTAATTCTCGGCTCTCTTGGCGGCGTAGCAGAAAAACTTGTTAAAGTAGGCGGAGTAATGGGCGGTGCCTTATTGGGTGGCGCAGGTTATGTTGGTAGCAAACTAATGGAAGCCGGTGATACTGTAAACGGTTTAGTTAAAAGCGGTATAGGTTTTAATCAAACGTTTGCCAGTGTAGGTGGAACAGCCACAACTGCTACAGCACAACTAGGTGCATTAGGCTTAGGCTTCTCAGAAGCCGCCGAATTGATGAAACAAAATTCTAATGTAATTGCTACACAAGGATTTAAACGTTTTGATTCAACAATGAAATTTGCCGCTGATACTTCAGAAGAACTAGGTATGAGCTTTTCTGACAGCATGGAAACATTTGCTGAAGCATTATCATCACGTCAACGTTTATTAGATCTAAGTGGTGTAAATCAAACTAGATTAAATACGCAAATTGCAAAAACAACCAAAATACAAACGGTGTATGCTACAGCACTTGGCGAAAGTGTAGATGAGATACAGGCGTTTGTTGATGGCTTATTGTTTAATAACGGCACACTAACAGCATCTATACTGAGATTTAGTAACACAGTAAGAAGTGATTTAGTTGCTGGCCTAGAAGTATTTGCTGGTGGCCTTAGAGCAATGGGCGGTAAGTCTGGTGAATCTATTGCAGAAGCATTCCTCGAAGCAGGTGCCAAGGGTGCTATAGGTTTAAGTGAAAGTGCTATAGGACTAGTAACAGCATTACCTAATCTTGCTGGTCCAATGAACGAATTTATTAGTGGTATTCAAAATGGTACACTAAGCCAAGATCAAGCCAACGATATGGTACAAGGCTTGACAAGTAATTTAGGTAATTTAAGTAGTACAGAAAAAGAAAGAATTAGATTACTTGCTAGGGCAGGTGATGAGTCTGCACAAATGTTAGCAAACTCTATTGCACAGTTTGAACAGTCTGAAAAGAAATTAGAAGACATAAACAAACAATTAGGCGTTCCATTAAACATGGACCTTGTGCAAAAGGGTAGAAACGAATTTGCAAAAGTTTTAGCACAGGCAGGCGGAATGGTAGAAAGTACATTCTTTACTTTGTTTGCTGATCCAGGTGTGACAAAAGCACTAATGGATGGTGTCAAAGAAATAATGGGTGTGTTTGGAATTGCCACAGATGATATGTCTGGGTTAAGAGACAATGCAAAAGAATTTGCAAAGAACTTAGCCGAAAAAGCAATACCAATTATAAAATCAGTTGCCGCAAGTTTAAAAGAATTTGCAGAATATTTAAGAGATACATTTCAAGAAGGTGGTATCAGCGGTGTAATTGGCGACTTAATGAGTAAAGCCGCAGGTGCAGTAGTTAAAGCATTATTCAAAGGTTTACTGATCTTTGGTACTATGTTGTTCGCGGCAAGTGCCGCCAAAGTTGCATTTATGACATACGTTATGCCATCGGTAAAAGACTTTGCAGTTAAAATGTTCCAAGGCTCTGCCGGAGCAGGTAAGTTTCTTTTTGATAAAGCAAAAGGATGGATGGGCGGTTTGTTTGATCCAAAAAGTTCAGGCAAGTTAGCCAAATTTGCACAAAGCTCAGCAGGCTTTATTAAAGACAAAGCATCTGGTCTTGCAGGCAGTGATACTGGAAAAGCAATAGCAGGTAAATTAAGTAAGTTCCAAAAAGACGGTGCCAAGATGACAGAAAATTTAACTAAATCTGTTACAGGCGGCGGCAAGAGTGGCGGTTTCTTAAAAAGTATAGCAGACGGTGTTTCTAAATTTGGTGGAACTAAAGTAATTAAAGGTGCGGCAAGTTTAGCATTGTTAGGTGCTTCAATAACACTAGCGGCAATAGGATTAAAAACATTTAATGAAGTAGACTTTACTTCTATTATAAAAGGCACAATAGCAGTAGGTGGCTTAGCCATGTTGGCACAAACACTAGGCAAAGGCTCAACAGCAATGATAAAAGGTGCGGCGGCAGTTGCAATTTTAGGTGCGTCAGTTATTCCATTAGCAGTTGGTCTCAACATAATGAAAGACGTTGGCATTGGAACTATTGGTGTACTAGCGGCAGGCTTAATAACATTAGGTGTAGCGGCCGCGGCAATGGGTACTTTCTTACCACTTATACTAATGGGTGCAGTAGCCATAGGTGCTTTGGGTGTAGCAATACTACCGTTTGCATTAGCGGCAAACTTGTTAGGTGGTGCAATAGAATCAATTACTAATGGTTTAGGAGCAATCGCTGACTTACCAATTTTAGAAGTAGCAGGATCATTACTGGTACTAGGTGCAACATTTACAATGATGTTACCATTTATTCCTGGCTTATTGCTTACTAGTGTAGCATTAGGACTTATGGGTATTGCACTAATACCATTTGCCTTAGGTGCAGTATTGGCCGCAAAAGCATCTCAAGGATTACCAGAATTATTCCAAGCATTAGCTCAAGTAAATTGGGTAAACCTTATGTTGGCCGCTCCAGCATTATTAAGTTTAGCGGCAGGTATGATGGCATTAAGTGCCGGTGGTTTAATAAGTGGGTTGCTAGATGGTATAGGCAAACTGTTTGGCAGTGAATCACCATTTGATAAATTGGCAACACTTTCTCAGAATGCAAAACACATTGTAGAAATGTCTAAAGAAATGCGTAACATGAGTTCTACAATGGGAGAATTTGAAAGTGCATTAGAGGCCATAGATGCAAACAAAATAAACGACAAGTTTGTGGTTATTGCAGATGGTATATATGTAATGGTTAAAGCATTAGAATCATTAGGCATGGGTTCAATGGCAAAACTGGTATTGTTAAAAGCAATGGGTGTAATGCCACAAGCACAGGCACCAGCAAAACAAAAAACTCCAGCACCAATTGGATTTGGTATGGACAATGTAGAGAAAGATCCATTAGCAGGAACCGAAGTAGATAAATCCAAAGAAAAAACAACAAGTTTTAGACAGACACGAAGAGAAACTACTAAAAAAGAAGCCGGTATTGTTACAATGCGTGATGGCAAACCAGTTGAACTAACGCCAGAACAACAGAAAAAAGTAGATGGTGTAAGAGAACTCAAAAAGATGATGGCCGGCTCTGCAAAAATACCAGAAAGACAAAGTCAGTCAATAGATCCTAAGGCAGTTCCTGTAACAGGACAACGTGAACTTATTGGACCAGAAATACCAGGTGCATCAGGCCCAACACAACCTAAGGCTGATATGGTAGGTCCTAAAAAGCCAGAAGGACCACAAGATATGTCGCAGAGCTACTTAGAACAAATGGTTGCACTACAACACGAACAAATAAAACTTCTCAAGAAACAAGTCAAAGCAACTGGCGAAATAGATATCTAATCAAAAAAATTTCCATATTTTCCAAAAAGTGATAAATATATGCAAGACAAAGGAAACTTATGGCAACTTGGCGAAAATATTTTAACAGTTCAAACAGCGGACTACCATCTAACGTAGCAGACTCCAGTTCTAGCACAGGACAGTTTGGTGCCGCACGTTTCAGCAGTTGGTTACCCGAAGTATATGCAGGTAGTCCTAACAGACTTATGCGTTATATACAGTACGATCAAATGGACAATGATTTAGAGATCAATGCCGCATTAGATATCTTAGCAGAATTTTGCACACAAGATGATGAGTACACAGAGCAACCGTTTATTATAAAATTTAAAGAAGATCCTAGTGAAACTGAGATGAGTATTCTCAGTAAAACACTTGAACAATGGCATAAACTTAATGACATGAGACGTAGATCGTTTAAACTAGTCCGTGGTACTATTAAGTATGGTGATCAGTTCTTTATTAGAGATCCAGAAACATATAAATTGTTTTGGGTAGATCCTGCTAACGTAGAGAAAGTAGTTGTAAATGAATCAGAAGGTAAGAAAATTGAAACTTACTTTATTAAAAATTTAGATGCAAACTTTGAACAACTAGCGGCAACCAGTGCCGCCGCATTACACTCTAGACCTTATGGTGCTGGTGGTGGTATGATGGCAGGTGGTAATATTGGAGCACAAACAAGTAATTATGGAAGACAAACAGGCGACTCAGGTGCTTCTTATGGAACACCAGTAGATGCACAGCATGTTGTACATATTAGTTTAACAGAAGGCATGGATCATAACTGGCCTTTTGGTATTAGCATATTAGAGCCAGTATTTAAAGTTTTCAAACAAAAAGAATTATTAGAAGACTCTATAATCATTTATAGAGTACATAGAGCACCTGAAAGACGTGTGTTCTTTATTGATGTAGGTAATATGCCACCACACAAAGCACAACAGTACTTAGAACGTGTTAAGTATGAAGTGCAACAAAAACGTGTACCTAACAAAAACAAAGATGGTGGTAATGTAGCCGATGCGGCATATAACCCAATGAGCATGTTGGAAGATTACTTCTTTGCTCAAACGGCAGATGGTAGAGGTTCAAAAGTTGATACACTACCAGGTGGTGATAACTTAGGTCAAATTGATGACTTAAAATACTTTAACAACAAACTGCTTAGAGGTTTGAGAGTACCAAGTTCATACTTACCAACTGGACCAGATGATGGAACAGCTCAGGTAAATGATGGTAAAGTGGGTGTAGCATATATTCAAGAACACCAGTTTGCAAAATATTGCGAAAGGTTACAAAAACAAATTATTAGAAACTTAGACAGAGAGTTTAAAATGTTCCTAAACTATAAAGGTATAGAGATAGATAATTCAACATTTAATATTGAATTTACTAAGCCTCAAAACTTCAGTAGTTATAGAGAATTAGATATGGATACACAAAGAGCTCAATTGTTTACAAGTTTAGAAGCAGTACCTTACTTGTCACAGCAATTTAAACTTAAGAAATACTTAGGATTAAATGAAGAAGAAATGAAAGACAACGAATACTACTGGAAAATGGAAAATCAAGTTGACACACAAGATGAGCAACAAGTTGATTTACGAAATGTTGGTGTAAGACCAGGACCAAGTGGTCCACTAGATTTAGATGCACCAATCGATGATTTACCAATGCCAGAAGATGAAGTTGAGACTCCAGACGTAGATATTGCTAATCCTGGTGTCGATGCCAGCGAACAAATATAGGAGTAAGCATGAGATTAGATGAATTTTACAATCCGGAAAAAGATAGAAGTGCTAGTAGAAAGATTGATGATGTGAGAAAAACTAAACTTACATTGGAAACACTTAATAAACTACGAAAGTACAGAGAAATTAAAAAGTCCGAACAGATTGAACAGAAAAAATTTGCATCACTTATGTATGCAAAGCAACCACAGGCTGACGCAGGCTTTTAAATGAAATTAGTTGTTTGCGGTTGCAGTTGGAGTTGCCGCGATCCTCAACACCCTAATATAGAGTTTGGTCAAAAAGTAGCAGACCATTTTAATTACGATTATGTAAATATAGCAAAGCCAGGATGTAGTAACTTTGGAATTGCCTTACAAGTAGAGTATGCTCTACAAGAACTAAATGCAGATGTAATCATTATAAATGCTACAACACCTACTAGAGGTGAGTTTAAACTCAAAGACTCTAAACGTTATAATCCTATAAAACATTATCATAATGTAGATTACGACCACAAACTTATAGAAAAATTCACTGATAAAGATGCACCAGGCTTTGGTGACAAATACGACCCAACAATACTTATAGATAGTTTTGGTAGTCTGTTAAATGAGAACTTAGATAGTGAATTAGACGATTTATATTTGTTACCTAGGTATAGTAAAGCATTTGATAAAAGTAGTTACGATGCCTTTAAAAAGTGGTTTATACACCTGTTTGATGCCGATTTAGAAAGGCATAAACAACAAATGATACTACAGAATTCCTTATATAAAATGCAATTAAAAGGTAAAAAATTTTTATTTTCACCTAATACATTTGACTGGGCAGAAAGTTTTGATTTGAAAAATCCTAACATTTATTCAGAACAAAACACCCAATGGGATATACCAGTAACCAGCCTGCAACGTAAAGGAATCGCAGATTATCTAGAAGTTTGTGATGAAATATGGGGTAGTTGGGAAAAAAGTAAAGGCCCAGAATACGACCATCATTTACCAGAAGAAGCACATATCAGATATGCTGACACAGTAATCAAACAGTTAAGTGAAGTTATTTAATTAGAATAGCCAGTACTAAATACATTTGTAATTTAAGAATGTTACACGACAAAAATACAGAAATTCATACACATTAGGCAAAATGGGCTCTTTTTTGCCTATTTCTGCCTATAATAATACCTTAACCATAAGTACTACTACAATAATCTGTATTTGTATGAGTACAGATGTGTTTATATTCAATATAGGAGCTCATAATGTCAGATCGCAGTAAATTAGAACAAGTTCTAGAACTACTACTTGCGGAAGATAACGAGCGTGCCGAAGAGCTACTTCACGAATACGTCGTTGAAACTGCTCGTTCAGAGTACGAGCGTATCTTAGACGAAGAAGAAGTAGTTGCTGAAAAAGAAGAAACTAACGATGACGAAACTGTAGAAGAAGCAGAAGAATCAGAAGAAGAAGCAGTTGAAGAGGCTGAAGAATCTGATGAAGAGGCTGTTGAAGAAGCAGAAGAAGTTGACGAGTTTATTGATCATTCAGACGCAGAGCAAGATTTTGTAGCCGACGTAGAAGAAGCAGACGATGATATCGAAAGCGACGAAGTTGGTGAAGAAGAAGGCGAAGCAGACGAAGATGAAGACTTAGAAGATAAAGTTGATTCTTTAGAAGACGAACTAGAAGATTTAAGAGCTGAATTTGAAAAACTTTTAAATGATGAAGACGACGAAGCAGGCGACGATGCTGAAGAAATTGAAATGGACATGGAACCAGAAATGGGCGACATGGAAATGGAAGAAGAATCAGTAGAGTACGACTTAGACGAAGAAGTAGTTGAAGAAGACGATGACGAAGTTGTCGAAGAAGCAACAAAACTTCAAGATAAGGTTGCTGAGCCTAAAGGCGAAGTAATTGCAGATCAGTCACCTTTATCAAGTAAGCCAAAAGGTACTAAAGTTGATGGTGCAGGTAACCCTGTTAAAATCAGTGATGGTAGCGAAGGCGTTAAAGGCGATTCAGCAAAAGACCACACACCAAGTGATAATATCAAAGTAGAGCCTAAAAAGGCTTAATTTTTTAGAGGTAATATATAATAGTGCGTAAGTTATACGAATATTTAGGACCAGACTCAAATAGAATCGAATTACTCGAATCTAATGACGGTAAGGACCTATTCATGCAAGGACTATTCATCCAAGGCGATGTTAAAAATCAAAATGGAAGAGTTTATCCGAAAGATGAAATTCAACGTGCTGTAGAAAATGTTACTAAAAGATTATCAGTAGGTGAGACAGTAATGGGTGAGTTAGATCATCCAGAAGAACTTCAAATCAATTTAGACCGAGTGAGTCATATCATTACAGAAATGCAATGTGATGGCTCGGACGGACTAGGGAAATTGAAAATCATAGATACGCCAATGGGAAATATTGCAAAGGCTTTATTAAAAGCAGGTGCAAAACTAGGTGTTAGCAGTAGAGGTAGCGGTAACGTAAATGAATCAGGTCGTGTGTCTGATTTTGATATTGTTACTGTTGATATTGTTGCACAGCCTTCGGCCCCAGACGCATATCCAAAGACTATATACGAGTCATTATTTAACATGAGAGGCGGTAGCATGATACATGAAATTGCCCAAGACTATACACACGGTAACATTGGTGCAGAAAAGCACTTAACTAAATCAATCGTTTCATTTATAAACGAGCTAAAATTGAGGTAGGAGACTACTATGGCAGTAAATTTTGAGGACCTGATCGAGTCGAATGATATAAACGAGGAAACTCGTCAAAGTATCGTTGAGGCCTGGGAAAGTCGTCTTGCCGAAGCCAAAGAACAACTTACAGCGGAACTAAGAGAAGAGTTTGCTCAGAGATATGAGCATGACAAAGGTCTTATCGTTGAAGCAGTTGACGGGTTTATCAAAGAAAGAGTTGAAGCAGAAATGCTTGAACTTGCCGATGATAAACAAAAAGTCGCTGAAGAAAGAGTTGCTTACAAAAAGGCTGTTAGCGAACATGCTAAAAAACTTGAAAAGTTTGTAGCAGAAAATCTTGCAAAGGAAGTAAAAGAACTAAGAGCAGATAGAACTAACGTTCAATCACATGTTTCTAAACTTGATAATTTTGTTGTTGAGCAATTAGCAACTGAATTAAAAGAGTTCCATACAGACAAGCAAGAACTCGTAGAACAAAAAGTGAAGATGGTAAGAGAAGGTAAGAAACAACTTGCTGAATCTAAATCAGACTTCATTAAACGAGCCGCTGACAAAGTTGAGATTGTAGTAAACAAGATCGTAAAAGAGAACGTTGCTACATTTAAAGACGATATCACAGCCGCCCGAGAGAACGATTTTGGTCGTAGAATATTTGAATCATTTGCTAATGAGTATAGATCAAGTTACTTGAACGAAAGCTCAGAGGTAAAAGATTTACAAAAACAAATCGCTGAAGTAAAGAAAGATCTTACAGAAAGCAAAGCAGAAGCAGAAGCGAAAGCAGAAGCAGTTGCTTTAACTGAAAGTAAGTTAAGAGTTGCAGAAGACAAGATGGACCGTAAGGAAAAACTTGACGAACTTCTCAAACCTTTATCTAAAGCAAAAAAAGAATTGATGGTCGATTTACTCGAAAGTGTAAAAACAGATAACTTAGAGAAGCAATTCAATAAGTATCTACCATCTGTATTGGATGGTGAAAAAGTCACTATCGAAGAAAGACAACCATTAAATGAATCAGTGAGAAAAGATCACACTGGTAATAAGAACGTTCAGCCTTCATCTGAAGATGAACAGGACGTGGTTGAAATAAACCAAATCCGTAAATTAGCCGGACTTTCACAATAATTAGGAGAATTAAGATGGCAGAATTATTTGAGAGCAATTGGTCAGCAACAAAGGACGCACTACTTGAAGGTTTAAGCGGTTCTAGAAAGAGCACTTTAGACGTAGTCCTTGAGAATACTAAGAGACATCTTCAGGAATCAGCATCAAGCGGTGCAACACAGGCTGGCAACGTTGCTACTTTAAACAAAGTAATGTTACCTCTAATTAGAAGGGTTATGCCTTCTGTTATTGCTAACGAACTTGTAGGGGTTCAACCTATGAGTGGTCCAGTAGGACAAATCCATACCTTAAGAACAAGGTATGCCGAAAGTGCATCTGGAGTAAATCCAGGTGATGAAGCTCTTTCACCATTTAAGATTGCGAATCAATACGCAGGTAATCCAGATGCAACAGCATCAGCAGAGGGTCAACCAGGTAAGAAGATGAGTATTCAAATCTTAAAACAAACTGTAGAAGCAAAAACAAGACGTCTATCAGCAAGATGGACATTCGAAGCGGCACAAGATGCTGAAGCGATGCATGGTCTTGATGTAGAAGCAGAAATTATGCAGGCACTAGCTCAAGAAATCGTAGTTGAAATCGACCAAGAAATTATCGGTTCACTAAGATCTTTAGCAGGTTCAGGTACTGCTTTAGACTTCGGCGCTATTAGCTCTGACTATACACCAACTTTCGTAGGTGATAGACATGCGTTATTGGCTGTTGAAATCAACAGAAGTGCTAACAGAATCGCGGCAAGAACAAGAAGAGGCGCAGGTAACTACATCGTAGTTTCTCCTGAGGCTTTAACTATTCTTCAGTCTGCTACTACTTCAACATTTGCTAGAACTACAGAAGGTTCATTTGACGCACCTACTAACACTAAACTTGCTGGTGTACTTAACGGTACTATCAAGGTTTTTGTTGATTCATATGCGGCAGACGGAACTAAAGTCCTAGTTGGATACAAAGGTTCAAGTGAAACAGACGCTCCAGCGTTCTATTGTCCTTACATTCCATTGATGAGTACAGGTCCTGTTATGGATCCTGCTACTTTTGAACCAGTTGTAAGTTTCATGACCAGATATGGTTATATCGAACTTACTAATACTGCTTCATCTTTGGGTAACGCGGCAGATTACGTTGATGCAATCACTTTATCAAACGTAGCATTCCAGTAAGATCTAATCTTAAAGGGAACATCCAAGAAATTAAAAGCATCTACTTCGGTAGGTGCTTTTTTTTGACTTTTTAATCAAAATGATAAATACATTATAAATGCATTATGCAATTAGGATTTTATAAATGACAACACAATCAAGATTCAACCCGGACGGTAGTTTACATTTAAACGGAGATTTATTCATAAACGAACAAGGTAACTTAACTGTTACTGGTTTTTCAAATGTCACCGGAAACGTAAACATTACTGGTAGTACAGTTATCGAAGGTGATCTACGTGTTGAAGGAAATACTACTTACATAAGTGACACAGTTGCACAAAACTCTGCAGATGGTTATATTATTGATTTTGATAATGATGCATCAACATCCTTTTATCAGTTTGGTTCTGCAGGAGCCAAAATGGCATGGGACGGTGCAAATTTAACATTAGCACTAGAAAACGGCAGTAACATAGATACATATTTTACTGGCCCAGTAGATGTAAGTCAAAATATTACAGCACACGGCAATTTAAATGCAAACAATATTACAGCAAATGCAAATGTTGATGCAATAACATTTAATGGTACAAACTTTAATGGTACAACATTTACAGGTACTAGATTCACAGGTACCTCAACTAGAGCAGATAATTTAACCACAGATATTACACTTACTTTAACAGGTGATGTTACAGGTAGTGCAACATTTGGAATGACATCAAATGGTGGTTGGTCACCTAGCATTACAACAACTATTCAACCAAATAGTATAACACTAGGCACCGATACAACCGGCTCTTATGTTTCAGGTATTGCTGATGTTGGAAATGGCAATTTAGTAGTCACAGGAAGTGGAACAGAAACAGCCGCAGTAGCATTAGATTTAGGTGACACAACGGTAACTCCAGGGTCATATGGAAATGCAACTCATACAACAAGTTTTACAGTAGATTCAAAAGGTCGAATTACAAGTGCTAGTGAACAATCAGCAAATATTAGTTCAGGACAAATAAATAATTTTGTAGCAAGTGTAAGATCTAATATTAGTGTAACTGATACAGGTGGTGATGGATCATTAGCATACAACAGCACATCAGGTGTAATCACTTATACTGGTCCTAGTTTAGCAGAAGTACAAACAAGAATAGACAATTCAGCAAGTAACGTTAGAGCACATCTAAGTGCAAGTAACGGTGTTGACTACAATAGTTCAACAGGAGCCTTCCAAGCAGTTGAAGGTGAAATACAACATGATAATTTAGACGGTTATGTTGCGGCAGAGCATGTAAACCATGATAACGTAACACTTACAGCCGGCACAGGTTTAACAGGTGGCGGTACGATTGCTTCATCAAGAACATTTAATGTTATAGGTGGCGATGGTATTACTGCTAATGCAAACGATATAGAAGTAGATAGTACAGTTTTAAGAACAAGTGGCGATCAAAGTATTGCTGATACTAAAACATTTACAGGTAGTGTAGATTTAACTGGTGCAACAGCAACAGCAACTACACAATCTCCAGGTGCAAACAGCACGGTTCTTGCAACCACGGCCTATGTAGAAAAAGCAATAGTAGATTTAGTAGGTGACGCACCGGCGGCACTAGATACATTAGGCGAAATAGCAAATGCTTTAATAGACGATGCAAATTTAGGTAACGTTTTAACAGCAAAAATTGTTGGTGCTAATGCAGACATAGTAGAAAGATTACCAATCAACGGTAATACTGCAATGTCCGGCGAGCTCACATTGTCGGGAAGTCCAACAGGCGGCTCAAATGCCGCAACTAAAAACTATGTTGACACAGTTGTTGCGTCATCTGTAGATGGTGCAAACACTAACATTTATGGCAACTTAGTAAACAAGAATTTCGAATTACAATCCAACTGGTATAGATTTAGCCACACAGGTAATTCAAGTAATGCATCAACTATAGCATTTGGTAACTCTGACATAATCATAGAACCAAATCTAAGTGAGAGTGCAAATGCATCAAATGAATATCCTGTATTGATAAAAGGTACACCTTTAAGTGGACCACAAAACATAGATAAGAAAACTGTATTCAGAGATAATGTTGTAATCTCTCCGGGTTACGGAACAGAAGCAACATGGCCTGCAGGTATAGGTATTCCTACTACAATTATTACTAGTAATATTATACATTCAAGAAATAGTAATACAGATGTAGGCACAAATCAATTTTTTGCTTCTAACGTAGACTATGTATTAAGAAAAGGAAACATTGACAGCAACGGTGGCTTAGTAATTCAAAACAGTAATATTAGCATGATTACAGATGCCAATGATACTGTCTCAACTTACACAGGTGGTTCAACAAGTGGTACATTAAATACATCAGCAACATACAGTAGTGTTGAAGTTGGTGTAGAAAGAGCACACTTTGTAAACTTTGGTAAGTCCACAATGTTTGTGGGAGACTTTAGTAACGTTGCAACCTATACAAGTGTGTATGATAAAGCATCAGAATCAGATGCGGCAAACAATTCAGGTGATGGTAATACATTTACTACTGGCTTTAGACCGTTAGAAAGACTCACAGTTGATGGTGCTATACAATTAGGTGCAAGACATACACCAGCAAACTTATTAGTGAATGGTACTATTTTCTATGATGCATCACAAAACAAATTAAAAGGTGTACAAAACAACCAAGTTATTGAACTTGCAGGTGAAACTGTTAGTCAATTAAATGTTGGTGACGGTACATCAGGTGACTTTACAATATCTCATCCTCTATCAGGTGGCACATATTTCTTAAAACAAATTAGTGCTGGTACAGGCATAGACGGTGTAGAATCAGGAAGTTCTAATACATCAGTACTTACTTTTAGTGCAAATTCCGACAACATAGTAAATGTTGCAAGAGGCAATATTAGTTCAGTAGACAACGGCGGTGACGGATCATTTGCATACAATAGTGCAACAGGTGTGTTTACATATAATGGTCCAAGTGCAACAGAAACAAGAGCACACTTTAGTGGTAGCAGTGGTGTAAACTACGACAGTTCAACAGGTGCTATTACAGGCGATACAGCAGAAATTAGAGGCATGTTTAGTGCCGGTGGCGATTTAAGTTATGATAGTGGAACAGGTGTATTTAGTTTCACAAATGATGCTGGAGACATTGAAAGTGTAACAGCAGGTGACGGTATGACTGGCGGAGGAGTATCAGGTGCAGTCACATTAAACGTAGTAGGTGGAACAGGTATTACAGCAAGTGCAAATGATATCTCACTATCTGCAAGTGGAGTTAGTGCAGGTACATACGGTAATGCAGACTCTATACCAACTATAACAGTTGACACTTACGGTAGAATTACATCAGTAAGTGAAAATGCAACAGGTTGGAAATTCACAACTGACACAGCCGGTAACGTAGATGTAAATACTGGCAGTTTAGTACAAGTTTTAGGTGGCAATAATATTGATGTTACACACAGTGGTAGCAACATTACTATTTCTACATTGGCTGACATTGAAGGTGTTACAGCCGGTACTGGTTTAAGTGGCGGCGGTTCCACTGGAACAGTATCATTATCATTAGATGAATCGCATGTTAAAGGTTTAATAAGTGCAAGTGGTGACTTAGCATATAATAGTAGTACAGGTGTTGTTAGTTTTACTGAAAGAACAGATGCTGAAGTTAGAGGACTTGTTTCTGCAAGTGGTGACTTAGCATATAACAGTAGTACAGGTGTTGTTAGTTTTACTGAAAGAACAGATGCTGAAGTACGTGGCTTATTAAGTGGCGGAACTGGTATCACATATGATAATAGCACAGGTGCTATTAGTTTAACAGATACAGGTCTTATTACAGGTGTTACAGCAGGCAGTGGTTTAACTGGAGGTGCAACTTCTGGTACAGCAACTTTAAATGTTGTTGGCGGAACTGGTATTGTTGCTAATGCAAATGACATAGCAATTGATTTCTCAGAATTTAACACAGGCAGTATCACAGAAGGTACTAACTTATATTTCACAGGTGCAAGAGCAAGAGGAAATATTAGTGCTGGTGGCGATTTAAGTTATAATAGTTCAACTGGTGTTATGAGTTATACTACACCAACTATGTATGCAGATTCTGATGCCAGAAGTGCTATTAGTGTTACTGATGCAGGTGGCTTAGGCTCAGCATCATACAACAGTACATCAGGTGTTATTACTTATACAGGTCCAAGTAATGGTGACATTAGAGGACTCTTTAGTGGCAGTGGCGACATTTCATATAATAGCTCAACTGGTGTATTCAGTTTTACAGACTCCGACACAGTAGGCACAGTAACAAGTGTAAGTGTTGGCACAGGTTTAGATGTAAGTAATGCAACTACAACTCCAAGTATTACTTTAGACTTATCAGAACTTACTGATATGACAGCGGCAGTTGTTGGAACACAAGACGAACTAATACTACTTGACAATGGCACAGAAAGCCGTAAACTTATATCAGAAATTACTCTAAGCGACTTTAACAACGACTTAGGTAACTATGGTGGTTGGTCAACAACTACTGGTACAGTAACAAGTGTTAGTGGTGGTGCTGGTTTAACTGGTTCAGTATCAACTAGTGGCTCATTAGCCGTTGGAGCAGGTACAGGTATTACTGTAAATGCAAATGATGTTGCGGTAGACATGAGTGCATTTAGTACTAGTGATTTAAGTGAAGGCACAAATGATTATTATACAACTGCAAGAGCCAATAGTGCTATAGATACAAGAGTAACAAAATCGTTTGTTGATAATTTAGGTGTAAATGCAGACACATTTGATAGTCTAGACAGTGGTGCATTCTTAAGAAGTAATACAGATGATACACATACTAGTAACATTGCACCAGGCTCAACTAATACATACAATCTAGGAACAAGTGGTCTCAAATATGCAAATGTTTGGGCAACTACATTTAGAGGTGTATCTACTTCGGCTCAGTATGCGGATTTGGCTGAAAAATACGAAGCAGATGCAGACTACGAACCAGGTACTGTTCTAGTTATAGGTGGCGAAAAAGAAGTCACTGTAACAGATGAGGCAGGCAGTTACAAAGTAATAGGCGTTGTAAGTACAGACCCTGCATATTTAATGAACTCAGAATCAAATGGTGTAGCAATAGCATTACGCGGTAGAGTACCATGTAAAGTAATTGGTAATGTGAATAAAGGTGATGTACTCGTAACAAGTGATACCCCAGGGTATGCAATGGTAGGTGCTATGGCACATTCATTAAGTCCATTACAAATAGTTGGTAGATCATTACAAACAAAAACTGATGCTCAACCTGGTGTTGTAGAAATCATAGTTTAAATAATTCTAACCTAAGCAAATCTTATCTTTCTGATAAATATACTTTATAATTATGCAATCCATAATTGACTAATACTCGACGGAGTATTAGACTACAATAATGTAGACAAATATAGGAAGAATAACGATGGCCACAGCAATTCAATGGAGACGGGGTACCACAAGCCAACACAGTAGTTTTACTGGTTTGGTAGGTGAGATTACTGTCGATACAGATTTAAATACCGTTATTGTCCACGACGGCTCAACAGCAGGTGGACACAGAATTGCAAAGTTTTCGGAAGTAACAGCGGCGGCATCAGGTGATATATCATCTGTTATTGCAGGATCAGGTTTAACTGGTGGAAATACTTCGGGCGATGCAACTCTGGCACTAGACTATGAAAACTTAACTGGTAACTTAGTACCATCCGCAAACAACACTTACAGTTTAGGTACTGCATCAAGTGTGTGGAAAGATGTGTTTGTTGGTCCAGGTTCATTATACGTGAACGGGCAACAAGTTTTAAGTGATAGTTCAGGAACAATTCAACTTAGTGCAAATGCAAACCAAAACATAGGAATCTTAACTTCAGGTTCAGGTGATATAGAATTAAATGCATCAGGAACTGGTGTAGTAAATATTCAATCAGCAATGACTTTTGACTCCGGACAAGTACTAACAGGTACTGGCGGACTAACAATGGGTTCCAACGTAGACTTAAACAGTCAATACATAAACAACTTAGGCACACCGGTAGCAAGTACTGATGCGGCAACTAAGGCTTATGTAGATGCACAGGTTGATACAGCCGATGCATTAAGTGAACTAAGTGGTGACTCAGATGATGTCACTGAAGGTTCAACAAATTTATATTTTACAAACGCAAGAGCAGATGCTAGAGTACAAGCGGCAATTGATACTGACACTTCTTTTAGTGCGGCATCAGACACGTTAGTACCATCACAAGCGGCAGTAAAAACATACGTTGATGCACAAGTTGATACAGCAGATGCATTAAGTGAACTAACTGGTGATTCAGATGATATCACTGAAGGTTCAACTAACGTATTCTTTACAAATGCTAGAGCAGATGCTAGAGTACAAAACGCAATAGTAGATTCAGATACTTTTGCTGGTGCAAGTGCAACTAATGTACCATCAGCAGAATCAACAAAAGCATACATAGACGCACAAGTGGCGGCCAAAGATGCTTTAAGTGAACTAAGTGGTGATACAGATGACGTATCAGAAGGTTCAAGTAACCTTTACTACACTGATGAAAGAGTAGCAGATAAAATTGGCGGAATAATGTCAGGTTCAGGTAACATTGCTGTTACTTACGATGATACCGCAGATACTATTGTAGTTAGCGAAAGTTTAACAACAACAGATATTACAGAAGGCGATAACCTTTACTTTACAGATGCAAGAGCAGATGGTAGAGTTACAGCAGGTTTTGCCGCTAAAGATACAGACGACCTAAGTGAAGGAAGTACAAATCTTTATTTTACAAATGCAAGAGCAGATGCCAGGATAGCCGCAACTGACACTGATAGTGTTAGTGAAGGTTCAACTAACTTATATCACACTTCAGAAAGAGTGTCTGATGTAGTTGGTGCTATGGTAACAGGTAATACTGAAAGTGGTATTACAGTTGCTTATGATGATGCAGATAACACATTAGACTTTACTGTAAGTATTGCAGGTTTTGATACTGCTGATTTAACAGAAGGTACTAATTTATATTATACTACTGCAAGAGCCAATGCCGCAATTGAAGACTATGTCTCAGGTGGTGCTGGTTTAACATATAGCAGTGGCGTATTTGCAATTGGTTCCGGTGATGGTATTGATGTTGCCGCAGATGCAATTTCAGTATCTTCAAGTATTGCTGGTGCTGGTTTAACATATTCCTCAGGAGTAGTAAACGCAGTAGGCGGTGACGGTATTACAGCAAGTGCTGACAGCCTAGACGTTGATAGTACAGTTGTAAGAACATCAGGAACGCAAACAGTTGGTGGTGCTAAAACATTTAGTGATGACTTAGTCTTAAGTGGTAACTTAACTGTAAACGGTACTCAAACAATTATCAACACAACAACTGCTTCTTTGGCAGATAACATTGTTGAATTAAACAGAGATGCAAGTGGAACACCTTCAGAAGACGCAGGTCTGCAAGTAAACAGAGGTTCAAGCTCAGATGTATTCCTTAAGTGGGACGAAAGCAGTGACGAATGGCAGTTTACAAATGATGGTTCTACATACTATGCATTATCAACAAGCACAAGTGATTTAGCAGAAGGTTCAAATCTTTACTTTACAAACGCAAGAGCAGACGCTCGAGTAAATGCTGTATTACCAAATACAGATAGTTTAAGTGAAGGTTCAAGTAACTTATACCATACATCAGCAAGAGCAGATGCTAGGTTTGATGTTAAGATTGCGGCGGCTGATACAGGCGATTTAAGCGAAGGTTCAAATCTTTATCACACAACTGAAAGGGTTCAAGACATTGTTGGTGCAATGGTTGGATCAAACTCAGAATCAGGTATTACTGTAACATATCAAGATGCCGATGGCACATTAGACTTTGCAGTTTCTAACACAGATTCTATTGCAGAAGGTTCAACTAATCAATACTTTACTAACGCAAGATCAAGAGCGGCTATTAGTGTAAGTGGTGACTTAGCATACAACAGTAGCACAGGTGTTATTAGTTTCACTAATGACGCAGGTGATATAGAAAGTGTTACAGCAGGTACATTGTTAGACGGCGGCGGCACATCAGGTGCTGTTACATTAAACGTTGATCTAACTGAACTACCAGACATGACAGCGGCAGTTGTAGGTTCTGCAGACGAACTTGTATTACTTGATGATGGTGTACAAAGCAGAAAACTTATTAGTGAAATTACATTAAGTGACTTTAACAACGACCAAGGTTGGACAAGTAACGTTGGTGACATTACAGCCGTTACAGCAGGTAATGGTTTAACTGGCGGTGGTTCAAGTGGTGGTGTAACTCTTAACGTAGCAGGTGGTTACGGTATTAGTGTTGCGGCAGACGAAGTAGCAATAGCAAACAGTGATATCAGAGGATTGTTTAGTGCAAGTGGAGACATTTCATATAACAGTTCAACTGGTGCATTTAGTTTCACTAACGATGCTGGTGATATAGAAAGTGTTACAGCAGGAACAGGTCTTTCAGGAGGCGGTTCAAGTGGTGCAGTTACTCTTAACGTAAGTGGTTTAACAGTATCAGAATTTGCAGGTGGTTCAATTCAATTAGGAACAGAATCATTTAGTGATAGCGATACAGCATTGATGACAGCGGCGGCAGTAAACGATAGAATTACAGCATTTGGTTACACAACTAACGTTGGTGATATTACAAATGTTACTGCTGGAAACGGTTTAACAGGTGGTGGAGCAAGTGGCTCTGTTACTGTAAACGTAGTAGGTGGTACAGGTATTGACGTAGCGGCTGATAGTATATCAGTTGATATGGGCGACTTTACAACAGCAAACTTGGCAGAAAACACTAACTTATACTACACAGATGCTAGAGCAGACGCTCGAGTAAATGCTATAGTAACTAATTCTTTTGTAGACGCATTGAATGTAGATGCAGATACATTAGACGGAATTAGTAGTGCAAGTTTCATGAGAAGCGATGCGGCAGATTCGCATAGTGGTACTATTACTCCAAGTGCAGATAACAGCATTGACTTAGGTTCAGGCTCATTTAGATATAACCAAGTATTTGCAGTAAGTTTCGAAGGTACAGCAACATCGGCAAAATATGCGGATTTGGCTGAGAAATATGAAACTGATGAACAAATACAAGCAGGTACAGTTGTATGCTTTGGCGGTGACGCAGAAGTTACAGCATGTGAACATGAAAATGATCACAGAGTTGCAGGTGTTATATCCACTGATCCAGCATACATGATGAACAGCGATGGCGAAGGTCAGTACGTTGCACTAACAGGAAGGGTACCATGTAAGGTAACTGGTCCAGTTGAAAAAGGTGACTTACTAGTTAGTTCAAATGTTAAAGGTCATGCTAAAGCAGACAATAACGCATTACCAGGAAGAATAATTGGTAAAGCAGTTGGTATGAATACCGAAGGCGAAGGCGTAATTGAAGTATTAGTAAATATGATGTAAGACAATTACAAATTAAAAAGGGAGCATATTGCTCCCTTTTTTTTGACTTTTATTTCTAGTTTAGAAACAACGATTTGCAACTCTGTCTATAGAGCCAGCCTTCATGAAGTCGTTAAATTTTTTTAAGTAGTCAGATGCCGTACCGAGTAATGGACGAGTATATCCGGCTACTATTCCTAATGGATTCGCCATGTTATTCTCCTTGTTGTGTGTATCATTATTGCTAGTAAGTTTGATGTCACGTCACCTCTGATGAGGACTGTTACATTTTGTCAAACATTATGTTACAATTATGTTACAGTTTTATTTATCAAATTACTGGAGTTTAAATGATAAATACTTGTAGATACATACACAGCACACACTATAAAAACAAACATAAACGTGAGTGTGCAATGGAAGACATATTTTTATTGATAGCCGAAGTCGGCGCACCGATAGCCGGATCCCTGGTTATGGGTTTCTTCATTTTCCTAGTAATTAGGCAAATTCTTGATGGCATTGTAGACCAAGTTAAGACCCTTACAATCTTTTGTAACAGTTTAGAAAACAGAGCAAGAACAATGAGTAATGAGATGATGAAAATTGATTTGTTAGTTTCTAGTGCTTTGGAATTAAGACCAGATATTGAACGTATTGCACGAGCAGAAAATTTTGTTGAAGATGGCAAGTTGGACGTTAGGAGAGACTAATGGATTCTGTAGCAGAACTAATTGGGCAATACGGATTTCCAGTAGTCATGTCAGTTGGTATGGGCTACTTTATATATTTTATATGGTGGTTTATAGGTGAAAAAATAGACCCAGCATTAGAAGATATGCATATGGCTCTTATTAGAGTTATTGATCAAACTAGAATGCTAGATCAAGACATGATAAGATTACAACAAAAAGTTGACGTAGTGTTAGAGTATCGTGCAAGACAGCAAGTACTCGAAGATGCAGAAGAGAAAGAAGCATTGAGAAAACTCAAGGAGATGGAAGAAAGTGAATGATAAAAAAACAGAGCCCACTTTATGGACAGGCAACGATTTATTTAAAGCATTTACATACGGACTGTTATTAGGACTATTAGCAATGAGTCCAATGTTAGTAGCAGATGAATTAAAATTTAAATTTAAGAATCCTAGTTTTAACGGACAAGGAACAGGTGCTCATTATTTAACTATTGAGAACCAAGAAAAATCGAGACGTGATAAGATTAAAAACGACATCGAAGAAGCACTTAAACGTGCAGAAAGAGAAGATCAAAACAGCACAATAAACAAGTTTATTAGAAATTTGGAAAGCAGAATTTACAGTCAAATTTCTAAGGGCCTCGTTGATAGTATGTTTTGTGATCCAACAACGGTGATAAGTTGCACAGGATCAACTAGTGGGGCATTTGATATTGAAGGTAATACAGTTTCATATCAAATTATTACAAATGCAGATGGATTAGAAGTAATCCAACTTACTATTGTTGACCCAGATGGAACAATAACAACAATAGAAATACCAATTGGTATAGGACAAATATCGGGCGGATAATAGACTTGACTAAAAATATTTTTATAGCATTAGTAGGTGTTTTATATTTAAGTGGATGTGCCAGTGTAGCAATACCTGGTGATGAAGTTTGCCGCACAGATTTTTTAGAGTGTGTTGAAGAACCAGAAAAAATAGAACTACCCACATATAGAAAACTTAGATATCTGCCACCAGCAGAACAAATGCCTGTGGTTGCTATATATCAATTTGGTGATGGCACAGGACAAAGAAAGAGTCAAGACGGAGTTGCTAGTTTTAGTACAGCAGTTACGCAGGACGCAAAAAGTTTATTAGTAGACGCTCTAAAGGCGGCAGGTTCAGGAGAGAATCCAAAAGGAACTTGGTTTAGAGTAGTTGAAAGAGGACTAGGTTTAGATAACTTAGTTAGAGAAAGACAAATAGTTCGAAGCACTCGTTCAG